TCCGTACCTACGGCAAAGCGTCGAAAAGAACAAAAGCACCATAACTGAAATGTGCAAGCAGCAACTTGTGGCAATCGTCCGGGGACAGGCCACTGCGGAAAAAGCCCTGCAGGCCATTGGAGCAATGCAGGTTGGGCTTGTTCAAAACGAGATAAGAAACGGGGGTTTTGCACCGAACGCACCGATCACCGTCGAGGGCGGCTGGATGACGCGAAACGGCAAAGCCTTTTTTATTAAGGGCAAAAAATCGAACCGGCCCCTCATCGACACAGGGCGGCTGAGGCAGTCAATCAAATATGTAATACAGGCGAAAGGGGATGATTGAGCTTGTATATAGGGCTATTCAAAAGGCCGTATACCTTGCGGAGCTACGCGGCGCAGGACATAGTGAACGGCTACGCGGCCGCAGCCTTTACGGACAGCGTAAAACGGCTCGACGTACAGCCGCTCAATCCCGATGAGCTTATGGCATTGCCGGAGGGCGAACGAACCGTCAAGCGGATCAAGACTTTCGGCCCTGACCGGCTGACATCGGTGGACGAGTTCGCGGGCATACCCGGAGACCGGCTGTTTTATAACGGCTATTGGTTCGAGTGTACATCGTCGGTCATGTGGGATCATACGATTTTAAACCATTACCGCTCGGAATTTGTGCTGCTGCCGCAAGCCGATCAAATGCTGCCGATAACTGGCGCCCCGGAACCCATAACGCCCGATCCGGGAGGTGGTGGCCCGTGACGCAAAGCGAATTAAAACAAAAAATGTACGACCTTGTGACCGAATACTTTGGAGGCGCGACGGTGACGTGGGGAAAGGTCAGGCTTGTAAGTCCCGGCGTCCCGCAGGTCGTTCTGACGACCCTCCCGGCCGTCAGAACCTACCACCCCGTAACCGTGACTCCCGACGGCGTCCCCGTCAACTGCTGGCCGTCAAAAATCACTTTGCAGGTTGACCTTTACACCAAAGGGCGCAGCCTGAACGACGAGCCGAACACCACGGCGACCTATGAAAACACGGCGGTTGACGACTTGCTGTCTTTTGTCAATTTCCTCGGTTCGCCATACGTGGACGACTGGAGCCTTGTCAACGACATAGCGATCCACGCCCGGCAGGTTCACGACTTTGCGGAAGTGAACAACGAAACGTCATGGGAATACCGGGCAATGGTGGAACTGGAGCTCGGTTTTACCGAAAGCGCGGTCGGCTACACCGGCACGGGCTACGAAAGCGGGATCACCTGCTGGGAAAACGGGCGTCCAAAATACGAGCCGGATGGCACACCCCTTGACCCGGACGGGAACCCATTACCGCCGGAACTGGACGAAAACGGCGACCCGATACCGTGGCCGCCTTTGCCTCCGTTTGCCCCCACGCCGTCAGGCGGGGGAACCACAACACTCGCGGATCAGTTCACGGGCTGGTTTGAAGCGGTGGACGGGCCGGAACAGCAAAAAGAATAAACAAGAAGGAGTGAAAACTATATGGGCAAACTTGATGAAATTGTAACTGTCAATATCGACATAGCCGCACCCGCAATGGATCAGGCAAATTTTGACAACCTGCTTATTTTCGGGCCGCCGCCTATGGTTGCGCCTGAACGCCCGATCCGACCCATCGGCAGATATTCCGACCTATCGGAACTGACCGACGCCGGGTTTGTCGCGTTCGGCGACAACGCAGACCCCATCGGCATTGCCGCCCGGATCGCGTTTTCGCAAAATCCCAAACCCCCGCATATTTATGTCGCGCCTATGCTGGATACGCCGATGCTTATCACAAACGCGGTGCCGAAAATCATATCCGCCGCGAACGTGGCGACCGAGGGCATCCCCGTCGGCACCATTACCGACATACCCCACGATCTACCATGGTTGCAGGTTGCGTACAGCCGTCAGGAAGTGGCGCAAATGTTTGTCGAAGTGGAAAAGGACGACGTGCTGGTGTTCGGTCAGGCATTAACGACCACGGCCGCCAACCCGGACGCTTATTTCCAGATCGCCATAGGCACCACGGACAACCCGACCTCGATGGCGATGAACTTGCCGCCGGAGGAATGGGCAGGTGTTTTCAACGTGACCCTTACCGCGATAGATACCGACGGCAGGGAAACAATACTCGCCCGCAATATCGAATTTAACGGCACAAACAGGTACTACCAGCGCGGCGGCATAACCTTGTTTAAGCCCCTCGCCACCGACATTACCGACGTACTGGACAACGCTCTTGCAGTGAACGGCTGGTATGTGGTTTGTGAAGCGGGCATTGACGAGTCTTTGTACGGAACCGCCGCCGACTGGACGGAAGCACAGACAAAGCAGTTCGCTTATACATTTTTACAGGAAACCGACCCAGTGGACGCGATCTATTTCCGTTCGCAAGGCTGGTGCGGCTTGATAACCGACCACGACCTGCCGGAGGACGTACCGAGCGCGAACGCATACCTGCACGTCGCCGCTGTCGCCCGCTGCTTGTCTTTCCCGACCGGCTCCGAGACATGGGCCTTCAAACGGCTTGCGGCCGTGCTTCCGGCGGAGATCAGCAGCACATTGAGGAAAAACCTCATGGACGGACACAGCAATTTCTTTTCACAGTACGCCGGGCGCAATATCACCATGAACGGGCAAGTGCGAGGCGGCGAATGGATCGACGTCATACGTGGCCGCGACTGGCTGCAAAACGACATGCAGCTCCGCATATTCAGCCTCATGTTAATGCGGCCGAAAATCCCATACACTAACAGCGGCATCGCTCTCGTGGAAACGCAGATGATCGCGAGCCTGAAAGCGGCGACAGATCGCGGTATCGTCGCGCCTGACGAATGGGACGAGGACGGAAACCTGATCCCTGGCTTCGTTGTGCGGGTGCCTAATTCCCAAAGCATGACCGCCACGCAACGCGCCGCCCGTATCCTTGAGGGGTGCAAGTTCACGGCGCGGATTGCCGGGGCGATCCATGTCGTTCGTGTCGATGGTGTATTAACGTATGAAGGAGGCGAGACTTTTGGTTCGGACATATGACAGTAAAAAAGTATTGGTTTCCCTTGGCCCTCACAGCGTAAAAGGCTACTCCGACGGCTCTTTCCTCTCAATCGAAGCGGGCGGAGATGGCTTTGTCAGAAAAGTCGGGGCCGATGGCGAAGTTATCCGTTCGGCCGACCCAGATAAAACGGCCACTCTGACGCTAACGGTGCTTGTGAACTCCGATACCGTTGAGTTTTGCCAACAGAGCTACAACAAAGACAGGGAGACTCTTGACGGCATGTTTCCGGTCCTTGTCAAAGACTTAAAAGGCGGGCTGATATTTGCATCCGAGCAAGCGTGGGTTGTAAACTCCCCGACGCGGGAGTTTGCCCGGGAAGGCCCTGACCGTGAAATTCAGATTGACACCGGCGAGGCGACATGGGAAGGCGAGGTGTATTCATAATGAAACAGCATGAGATCAGTCCGGGGCGCGTTTTGGGCGGCAACACTTTTTATATCCGCCCTTTCGGCGCGTTCAAAGCCGCCAATATGAGCGGTGACATTGTGTCCCTGCTTATGCCGATAATTGCGGGCGTTGCCCCCATTGTGGCAGGAGCGAAGGTGGAAGGTGACGACATAAGCCTCCTCGACATGGACGCGGAAAAAGTCGCGCCGCACCTTGCGAACGTGACGGGCGGCATAAACGGCGACAAGCTGGAGGCGCTTCTCAGGAAATTGCTGATCCAGTATAAGAATATATCCGTCGAAATCGACGGAAAGGACGTGCAGACCTTGACGGCTGACCTTGCGGACGAGGTGTTTTGCGGTGATACGCAGGATATGTTCATCCTCGCGTTCGACGTTATCAAGGTGAATTATTCGGGTTTTTTCAAGAAACTCGGCGGCCAATTTGGAGGGGTAATAAACGCGGTGATGGCGAAGGTTTAGCCGAGTTTAAAAAATACGGGACGCTGGACGTGTCGCAGTTTTCAGAGCTGGAACTGCGGATGTATATCCTGATCGGCATGAAGCTGGCGTCGAAATCCGAACTTGAGGACGCTTATACCCTTGACGAAGCCCTCAAGCTGTACGCGCTGTGGCGCATGACAAAGGATATAGAAGCGGCTCAAGCCAAAGAAATGACCAACAGGGTAAAAAGGAAAGGGAGGCGGTAGGGTTTGACAATACGGGACATTGTGATCAGCTTTGGTTTTCAGATTAACAAGTCGTCCGAGGACAAAGCGAACCAAACCATCGAAAAGCTAAAGACTGCCGCTTCGTCAGCCCTTGAAGCGGTCAGCGTCAAGTTCAGCACCGACGAGGCGTCCGCGCAAAACGTGCTGGACAGCGTAGACGCCATAAAAGCCTCCACAGAAAGCATACGGGGCGCCGTCGTGGGGTTCAGCACGGACGATGGATCGGAACAGGACGTACTCGCCGCCGTTGACAATATCAAGTCGGAAGCGGAAAAGCTCGCCGAAAACGTTGCGGGCTTTTCTGTTGACCCCGCGACCGAAAAAGAAGTGTTGGATGCCGTTGGCCGTATCAAAACGGACGCAGCAGAGCTTGCCGAAAACATAACCGGCTTTGCGGTGAACGCGGGGTCGGAACAGGCGGTTCGTGATGCTTTTTCGCGCCTTGAAGCGGAAGCCGCCGCGCTTGCCGCGACCGTTGTCGCTTATGAAGTAGACGCAGCATCGGAAAAGGCCGTCGCCGACAGCGTGGCAGGTTTGAAAAACGAGGCGCAGGCCCTTGAGGATAACCCGGTCGGCTTTCAAGAGGACGGCAGCTGGGTTTTGGTACTCGACAGCGTACAGGAGCTCAAAGAAGCCGCCGCACTGCTTGAAGCAAACGGCGTCGGCTTTCAATTGGACGAGGCAAAGAAGCAGATCGCCCTCGACAGTGTGGACGAAATCGAACAGGCGGCGAAAGTGCTTGAGGACAATAAAGTCGCCTACACAATAGACAAGGCATCCGAAAAAGCTGCAACCGACAGCGTGGAGAGCATCAAAAACGCAGCAGAAGGGCTTAAGGATAACCCGGTCGGCTTTCAGGAAGATGGCAGCCAAGCCCTTGTCTTCAACAGCATTGAAGAGATGCAAGCCGCCGCGAAGCTGCTTGAAGCAAACGGCGTCGGCTTTGAGGTTGACGCGCCTTCCATATCCATCGTGCTTAACAGCGTGGACGAAATCGAACAGGCGGCGAAGGTGCTTGAGGACAACAAGGTCGCTTATAAGGTAGACAAGGCATCCGAA